TACATTTAAAGCAAAGAGTCTAACCACTATAATGGATCGTTTGAATAAAGCGTATTTCAGAATTGGCACAACTGGTACTCTTGATGGTGGCAAAGTTAATGAATTAGTACTAGAAGGAAGCTTTGGTCCTACATATAAGGTAACATCAACGAAAGAATTGATTGATTCTGAAACATTAGCTGATTTAACTATTCAGTCTCTTGTTATGAAATATCCAGACGAAGTCAAAAAGATGATGGCAAAAGCCAAATATCAAGATGAAATTGGCTTCATTGTATCATATGCAAATCGTAATAAGTTTATAACAAATCTTGCATTAGATCAGGGCGGAAATACCCTTGTTCTATACAATCTCGTCATTAAACACGGTAAGCCTCTTTATGACATGATTAAAGCTAAGGCAAAAAATCGTAACGTTTTCTTTGTATCTGGAGAAGTGAATGCTGAAGAGCGAGAAAGAATTCGCGAACTTACAGAAAAAGAAACTGGTGCTATTATTGTCGCATCAGTTGGAACATTCTCAACTGGTATTAATATTAAGAATCTCCATAACATTATATTTGCTGCACCAACCAAATCACAAATTCGAGTACTTCAATCGATTGGTCGCGGTCTCAGAAAATCTGATTCAGGTCAGCCAACCGTTGTCTATGATTTAGCAGATGACCTGTGTTGGAAGAAACATAAAAACTATACGCATAACCATGCTATAAATAGGATTAAGATCTATGCTAAAGAAGGTTTTAAATATAACATACATGAGGTACAACTAAAATAATGAACGAATTCTACGAAGAACTGCACGGCGAGAATGTATTTACATACAGGTTAACTGATGGAAGTTACATCATAGCGGATGAACTTGAACTCGATGAAGAGTCAGGAGCTATATTTGTAGCTGATCCTCTTGAATTAATTAGAGATCCTGCTGGATATAAACTAAGACCATGGATTCTGGTAGATGAAGAAAATATAGTTGAATTGAATTCATCTAACATCGTAGCTCGAAGCAGTACCGCAGAGATGTTCGTAACCTCGTATCTTAAGTTTGTTTCATCTGAGAGACTACTACGTAAAATGAGTAATATCTTTAAAGAAGATGACTTAGATCAGGATAATTATGATCAAGTTGATAATCTAGATTCATTAGACAAATTCTTTAGTAAATTAGAAAAACCAAATAGATTAGATTATAATTAATAGACATCTCTGTGGTTGTTTGTGTTTGATAAATCCAATTATACCAACAAATAGCAGAGATGTAAACCTCTAAACATCGCACAGGCTGATATAAAATTAAGTATTTACTTGTTAGAAATTATATGGTATAATATATATTATGAAAATGAATCCTAAGACAAAGAGAGTACGTCGCGCCAAAGAGCATTACGTAAACAATAAGGAATTCTCACAAGCTGTGGTAGATTATGTCACTAGCGTCAATGAATCCCGAGCTAGCAAAAACGAAGAACCAGTAATTACCGATTATATTGGTAGATGCTTTTTGAAGATATGCGATGGTCTATCCCATAAGCCAAACTTTGTAGGCTATACATATCGAGAAGAAATGGTTATGGATGCGGTAGAGAATTGCATTAAAGCTATTATGAACTATGATGTAAAGAAAGCTACAAGAACAGGATTGCCAAACGCATTCGCCTACTTTACTCAAATATCGTATTACGCATTTCTACGGCGCATTGCGAAGGAGAAGAAGCAGCAGGATATTAAGGAACGATACATGGCTTATGCAGGTGTAGATGCTTTTGCTGATTTTAATTCATCTATGCCGGACGCAAATTCACAAAACATTGTTGATCAAATTAGAAATAAGAATCAGTCGATCAAAAATAAGGATAATGCGCTTAAGGAGTTTGGAAAGCAAACTAAAAAAGAATCCAAAGAGAAGCTACCTCGTGGAATTGAGCTCTTTTTTTAGTCGCGTCCCTAACGATAACAATCTATTAGTTCAATGGTATTTGATACTGAGCTACGCGTACTATATCGAGGATGAATCATTAGTTAGCGATAACGAATACGATGCATTATGCATAAGACTACTAGATAAGTTTGAAGAAATTGAACATCACCATAAGCATCTAATAAGTAAAGAAGACCTTAGAGCTGGTACTGGATATGCGTTAGCTAGAAAGGATTATCCTTTAATAGTGATTGGCGCAGCAAAACATTTGAAAGAAGAACTAAATTATGAGTAAAATTGCTATTTTAAACGACACACACTTTGGTGTCAAGAATGGATCAGCTATCTTTATGGATTATGCGTCTAAGTTTTTTGACGAGGTATTCTTTCCATACTGTGTTGAGAATGATATCAAACATGTGCTGCACTGTGGCGACTACTTTGATCATAGAAAGTTCGTCAACTATAAAGTCATGCAGCATTCATTCGATGCCTTCATTTCGAAACTCTATGAGTATGACATGACAATGGATATTATTTGTGGCAATCATGACGTATATTATAAGAATACTAATGAACTCAATTCTTTAGAACAAGTTCTTGGTCAGTATTCTGATCGCGTCCACATCCACATGAATCCAACTGATAAAGAGTTCGATGGACTAAGTATTGGTTTCTTACCATGGATGACACAAGATAACCACGATCAGTGCATGGATTTTATTGCCAAATCTAAATCATCGATCTTAGTTTCTCACTTAGAATTGCAGGGGTTTGAGATGGGTAAAGGTTTGCCTGTTGCTTCACATGGTTTAAACAGAAGTTTATTCTCTCGTTATGAGATGGTCTTGTCTGGACACTACCATACAAAATCGACGCAAGGAAATATAAACTATCTTGGCACTCAAATGGAATTAACGTGGTCTGATGCTGGAGATCCAAAATATTTTCACACTATAGACACACAGACTCGTGAGTTAACTCCTATTAGAAATAAGCATGTACTTTTTCGCAGAATAAGGTATAATGATACAGAGACAGAGACTATTACACGAAATGAGATTAAAGGATCTTATGTTAAAGTTGTAGTAGTATCTAAAAAAGACCTATATGAGTTTGACAAGTTTATTGATCGCCTTCAATCGTATGAACCCTTCGAAGTAAAAATCGTTGAAACATTCGAAGAATACACTGGTGAAAATGTTAATGATGACGATATATCAACAACCGATACACCAACATTGCTTAATACGTATGTTGACTCTATAGAAACAGATCTCGACTCTGATAAACTAAAAACTATGCTACAAGAATTATTCGTCGAAGCACAACAGCTTGAATCTATATAATGTTACTCTTTGAATCTATATCATACAAAAACTTCTTATCGACGGGTGACAAACCAACAGTCATTGAGTTGAATAAGGATAGTGCCACTCTAGTAGTAGGTGCAAATGGTGCTGGCAAATCTACAATGCTTGATGCTATTTCGTATGCACTATTTGGAAAGCCACACCGAAACATTAATCGACCTCAGTTAGTCAACAGCATTAACAATAAGCAGTTGCTAGTAGAAGTTAAGTTCTCTCTTGGTTCAAACAGGTACCGCGTAATTCGTGGTATGAAGCCGAACATATTTGAAATTTATCATAATGATAAGCTTCTTAATCAGGAATCTCATAGCCGTGATTATCAGAAGGTGCTTGAGACAAACATACTTAAACTAAATCATAAATCATTTCATCAGGTTGTTGTCCTTGGTGCAACTAACTTTATTCCATTTATGCAGTTACCTTCATATCAGAGAAGGGGTGTGATTGAGGATCTTCTCGATATTGGTATCTTTACAAAAATGAATACTCTTATTAAAGATAGGTATTCAAAGATGAAGAGCGATATACTTGATACTGATCAACAGCTTAATATTATTAAAGAGCAAATCGCTCTTCAAACAAAGCATATTAAAGATTTACAAAATATCGATATTCAGCAATCTACTAAGGCTCTTAAGCAAATCGAGTCGATGCAGTCAGAAGTTGACTTACTTCAAAATAGAAACAAAGAGCTTCAATCTAACTACGACGAAGTTGCTCCAACGCTTTTATCTAATAAGAAATCCGCTATTGATAAGCAGAGTTCTCTTAATGAGTATAAGATTCAAATTAATACTAACATCAATAAGATTGTAAAGGATGCTATGTTTTACGAGAACAACGATTGCTGCCCTACATGCGATCAATTAATTAGCGATAGCGTTAAAGAAGTCAAAAAGTCTGAAGCACAAGAAAAGGCGCAAAGCCTAGATCAAGGGTTACAGCAATTAGAAGATAGAATTACTAAAGCAAACAAAACTTTTGACGCCGCGAATGAAGCATATAATAAGATGCAGGATTTACTATCTGATATTAGATCTAATCAGAATTTGATTGGCAATCTACATAAGCAGATATCTGATCTACAGACACAAAAAAATACATCTAATGAGCTAACTGACACGAAGGAAGCAGAAGCAGATTTAGATAGTAGAAAACTTCAATATGATACCACTTTAGCTAGCAAATCATCTCAACTCGAAACGCGTTCATACTATGACGCTATTGGAGAAATGCTTAAAGACACTGGTATCAAGACAAAAATCATTCGTCAATATCTTCCAGTAATGAACAAGCTTATTAATAAGTATCTTAATATATTGGACTTCTTTGTTAAGTTTGATCTAGATGAATCATTTAACGAGACTATTAAATCTCGCCACCGCGATGAGTTCTCGTATGCTTCATTTTCAGAGGGTGAAAAATCTCGAATCGATTTGGCTTTGCTTTTCGCATGGAGACAGATAGCAAAGATGAAGAATTCTGCTAATACCAATCTGCTCATTCTTGACGAAACATTTGACTCATCTCTTGATGTAGATGGTGTAGATAATCTTCTCAAGATCTTGTATAGCTTAAAGAAAGACACCAACGTGTTTATTATATCTCATAAGAAAGACGTCCTCGATGGCAAATTCCCAAGCAGAATTGAGTTTGAGAAGGTGAATAACTTCAGTAGAGTACGTAAAAATGGATCAGTATAAGAAAGATATCGCTCAAAACATACTTGCTCTTACACTTACGAGAGAGAAGTGTGATCCACAACAGGTTGATGATGAAATGTTTATGGCATATTTTACTAACACTTTGTCTCCCTCATTCAAAGATGAGTATGGTATAGAGCTTGATTATGGATCGTATCAAAGTATAATTAAGAGGGTGTCTGCAATTTTGTGATTTTAGTCATGAGACTTTTCATATTTTCTCTAAGTAGTTGATCATCAATTACATATTGCTGGTTTACTTTTGATCCAGACATGGTATAATAGATCTATAACAGTTAGTTAGAGCTTATGGAAAACATATTAGACCTTCAAAATCAATCCTCTCTGGCCAAATTATTGGCCACAGAGAACATTACTGTCACTCACAGTAAGTCCTTATCGACAGCATACTTCGACGTTAAGAATCGTGTGCTTGGCCTTCCAGTTTGGAAGAATCAAGGCAAGGTTGTTTATGACATGCTTGTTGGTCACGAAGTTTCCCATGCTCTCTATACTCCGCAGAAAGAGTTTTCTGAATTCCTTGAAGTTGAAGGTCGCTCTCACTTTGATATCCTTAATATTGTTGAAGATATTCGCATTGAGCGACTTATCAAATTAACGTATGCAGGTATGCCACGCATCTTCAACGGTGCTTATAAGAACCTTGTAGAATCTGACTTCTTCAAGGTTGAAGGCAAAGACTTTAACGAATTAAACTTCCTCGATCGCCTTAACCTTCACGCTAAAATCGGTCCTCACGCAAATATTCCTCTCTCAGAGGAAGAACTCGCTCTTTATAATAAGTGCATGAAAGCAGAATCTTTTGAAGATGTTGTTGCTCTTTATCACGAAATTAAAGCTTTTACTGAAGAAGAAGCTAAGCAAAAGGCCGAAGAGAAGTCTGAAGCCGAAGACGAAGAATCTGACGAAGAATCTGCCGAAGATCAAAATTCAGAAGAAGGAGATGAAGCTGCTGACGACGAAGAGTCTAAAGATAGTGCTGAATCATCCAACTCTGCTGACGACGGCGAAGAATCATTTGCTAATGACACTAACGATACCGAAGAAGACAGCGATGCTGATACTTCTGAAGGAGTTGAAAGTGATACCGAATCTGTAGAAGAATCACTCACTAGCGCATCAGACGAAGATGCTGGTGGTGCTTCTTCTTCCTCAACTGGCGAAGATCTTGAACCAACTCATAAGTCTGAAACACAAGAGGCATTTAAAAAAGCTATTGCAGATGATACTGAGGATACCGACCATCAAGTGATCACATTGATGCCAACAAAGAAGAATATCGAGCAACATATCATTCCCTATAGTAAGGTGTTAGATGGTCGACCAAGTCTTAGATCGGCACTCGCAAACTGCCGCCATCCTGATGATATTGATTCAGCGGTCGCCAGCATCAACTCTAAGCTCATTGACTTTAAGAAAAAAACCAACAAAAAGGTTGGTGTTCTTGTTCGAGAGTTCGAACGTCGTAAAGCTTCATACCAGTATTCTCGAGCACAAGAGTCCCGCCGCGGATCTTTGGATGTCAATAACTTACATAAGTACAAATACGACGATCAAATTTTCCAAACTACTACGCGATTGGCCGATGCTAAAAGCCACGGTATGATTTTCTTTGTTGACTATTCAGGTTCAATGAGCATCGTTCTTCGCGATGTCTTAGAACACACTCTTAATCTAGTACATTTCTGCAAGAGAGTTGGCATACCATTTGAAGTTTATGGCTTTACTTCTGACTATCGTCAAGAGTGTGATCTTGACGATAGTCAATCTGATCTCGAATTTGATATGTCTGGCACGATGATCTTCGAGTTATTCTCAAGCAAAATGTCAAAATCAGACTATGAAAAAGCTTTTGTACAAGTTTCACAGCAGATCTTATTGTCGGGTTCTAACTTTTCTCAACATGCTTGCTCACAATACGAATGGCTTGGAGGCACACCTCTCGACGCAACTCTCCTAGCAGCACATCACATCGTAAATAAGTTTAATAAGCGATACTCAGTACAAAAGACAAACGTTATTATACTCAGCGACGGCGATTCTCATCGCTGCGAACCAAAGGGTGCTAGCTATCGCACACGATCGTACTTGACGAATATCAACGGCAAACAATACGATATACCAAAACGCGGTATGACCGCTCGCCTAACTAAAATCTTATCTGAAACAACTGGAGCAAACCTCATTGGATTCTTTCTTCCACAGTGTAACAGAACGATCCGCACGCAATTGTCCGATATGTCACCTTCTAAATGGGACGATATAAGTGCTAAAGTGCGGAAATACAAGAAAGACGGTTTCGCCGTAGCGCATAATGCTAAAGGGTACGACTCATATTTCTTGCTTCCAAGTGATGTTAGAATCTCGGACGATGAATTCAAATTCGGTTCTGATTCAGTCGACATAACTGATAGTCGCGCAGCACAGACAAAGCTTGCCCGAGACTTCGCTAAGCACAATCTTAAGAATCGTCAAAGCCGCATCATCTTAACCAAATTCGCAGAGTTGATTGCTTAATTTCACACTTTTTTAGCAGCCTTTTGTATAAAGTGTATAACTCAATGCAATTCAATAATATAAAAAGTTGTACAAATCTCCCCAACATGGTATAATAGATCTATAACAGTTAATTAGTATAAATTATGAATAAAAACAAATCCCTCACAGAAGCCCTCAAATCTCGCGGGCAATTTAGTTACCGCAATCAAGAGATTCTCGAGATTGCACACGGTCTTGGAATTGACCACAACGATGCCTACAAGGTTATTCGTAAAATGTATAAACTCTCTCGCGGTGTTTATACTCTTGATGCACCTTCTGCTCCAACACCTTCAGCAGAACCTTCTCCTTCGACAGCAATCGCAAACCACGTCGAACTTAGAGGAGTCTCCTCTGTCTCTGACGACGAGATCTATGTTCCAGCTGTGGACCCAACATTTATCAAGTGGGGAGAGTACAATACGATCATGAAGATTCTCAAGTCGAATCTCTTCTTTCCAGTGTACGTCTCTGGACTCTCTGGAAACGGTAAGACAATGATGATCGAACAAGCCTGCGCGAAAGCAAAGCGTGAATATGTTCGAGTTCAAATCTCGCCTGAAACTGACGAAGATGATTTGATTGGTGGCTTTCGCCTCATCAATGGTGAAACAGTCTTTCAAAAAGGACCAATCATCAAAGCGATGGAACGTGGATGTGTTCTCCTCATTGACGAGATTGATCGTGCTACGAATAAGATCATGTGTCTACAAGGTGTACTTGAAGGCAATCCAGTTCTGCTAAAGAAAACTGGTCAAGTGATCGCCCCAGCCCCCGGTTTTAACGTGATCGCTACAGCCAATACTAAGGGTCGTGGCTCAGACGATGGCCGATTTACTTCAGCTTCGATCATTGACGATGCATTCCTTGAGCGATTCGTCTGCGCGATTGATCAAGAATTTCCTACTCCAGTCATCGAGAAGAAAATCGTTATGGCTCATATGAGTAAGTTCGGCGTTGAAGCAGAAGAATTTGCTGATAAGCTTATAGCTTGGTCGAATGTTATTCGCAAGACGTTTGAAGCTGACGGTGTAGATGATATCGTCTCGACTCGCCGTCTATGTCACATCGTTAAGACTTACTCTATCTTTGAGGACCGATTAAAGTCTATTTCAATGTGCATCAGTCGCTTCGACGATGATACGCGTACAGCGTTCTTAGACCTCTACACCAAGGTTGACGAGAGCCAACTTACTGAAGATGGAGAGATCGTGATCGACGGCGAAATTACACCAGAAGAAGAAGAAGCACCATTTTAACAATTTGCGGTGGAGACCGCAAGTCATAACTAACTAACTGAAAAAGTCCTATTCCTCGGGGGAGCCTGAGGAATAGGCACCATTTTTAATATACACTACCATGAACGGAATAAAATACGACAACTGCAAACCAGACTATAGTCTGATACCTCCACACGCGCTCGACGATGTTGCGAAGGTACTGACCTATGGAGCTCAAAAGTACGACAGAAACAATTGGCTCGAACTCGAGAATCTCAATGAACGATATTTTGCTGCAGCTCAACGACACATGTGGGCTATTCAAAAAGGTGAAACACATGACGATGAGACAGGCATTCATCACTCAGCACATGCTATTTGTTGTATGATGTTTATGCTTGAATTTAGTTATTTACAAAACAACAAAAACAAGATATAATATATATTATGAAAATTAGTAAAGAAACGTTAGAGGTGCTGAAGAACTTTTCAGCTATTAATCCAAACCTTGTTATCGAAAAGGGTAATAAGTTATCTACAATCGCAGAAGTTAAGAATATTATGGCTTCGTGTATTGTCCAAGAAACTTTTGATAAGGACATTGGCATTTACGACTTAAATGAATTCTTATCGGCGCTTTCTCTTATCGAGGATCCAGAGTTTGAATTTGGTGATAGCTCTGCGACTATTAAATCAGATCTGACATCGCTTACATATCGCTATGCAGATAAGTCTATCCTTACGTCTCCTGAGCGTGGTGTTAATATGCCTGAAGGAGAAGTCAATGTTGAACTATCAGCTGAAGTCATTAATCAAATTCGCAGAGCAGGTGCTGCGCTTAATCACCCTGTTGTATCAATCACAACAAACGCAGGAGATAGTAAACTCTATTTACAAGTTAAGGATCCAAGCAACAGCTCTTCGAACATGTTTCAACAAGAGATCGCTTCAACATATGATCCAGAAGCTGCCTTTGATTTCCAGTTCCTAATTTCTAATCTAAAACTAATTGCAGGTGATTATCAAGTTGCAGTAAGTTCTAAGTTAATTTCGCACTGGAAATGTATAAATAACAGTCCAGTCGAATATTGGATTGCTCTCGAGAAGACATCCGTTACGTAACAAACAAAACAAATACATAATAATATGAGTGAAGAAACACAGGTAGAAACCCCGGAAACCCCGGAAACACAAAATGAACCACAAATCAGTCTCGCTGATTTTTCCGCTGCGCTGCAAGTAATTGACGCGTGTACCACACGTGGAGCATTCCGCGGTGAGGAACTATCCTCAGTTGGTCAACTACGCGATCGCCTCGTCGCATTCGTAGAATTCCACGCACCTTCTGAGGAGGGTGAGGGCGAAGAAGATACTGCTGAAGAAGTAGAAGTCGCTGCTGAGTAGATACGGTGACCTGAGCAAGTCTTTATAAACTGCTCATCTTTTTTTGAGTTTACAAGTGTAAGCATTAATGTTAGAATATATATTATGAACGAATTTTTATGGGTCGAACGTCATCGACCAAGCCGCATCGAAGAGTGTATCCTTCCAAAATCATTGAAGGCCACATTCACTGAAATTGTTAAACACGGCGAATTGCATAATATGCTGTTATCTGGCACAGCTGGTTTAGGTAAGACCACAGTCGCGCGAGCACTATGTAATGAGTTAAATTTAGAGTATCTCTTGATCAATTCATCTGAAGAGAGCGGCATTGATGTTCTTCGTTCGAAGATTAAACAGTTCGCCTCAACTGTGTCATTACATGGTGGCAAATATAAAGTGGTTATTCTCGACGAGGCTGATTACTTAAACGCTTCATCAACGCAGCCAGCGCTGCGAGGCTTCATTGAGGAGTTCAGCTCTAATTGTCGATTTATCCTTACATGCAATTTTAAGAATCGTATCATTGAGCCTCTCCATTCGCGTTGTGCGGTCATTGAGTTCAATACTAATAAGAAGCAACTTGCTGAATTAGCTGGACAGTTCATGAAGCGCCTTCAGACTATCCTTGACGAAGAAGGCATTAAGTATAATAACAAAGTGATTGCTGATCTTATTATGCGCTATGCTCCAGATTGGAGACGCGTACTTAATGAATGCCAACGCTATTCTGCATCAGGGGAAATCACACCAGATATTCTCGTAGGCATGTCTGATCAAAACGTTGCTCAGCTTATTTCGCACCTCAAGACACGAGACTTCAAGAGCATGCGCAGTTGGGTAACAAATAATTCCGACGTTGATTCATCAGTGATCTTTCGAAAGATATATGATTCTCTATATGACTACGCAGAAGGTCAATCTATTCCGAGTATTATTCTTATCTTAGCTGACTACCAATATAAGGCGGCATTTGTAAGTGATAGAGAATTGAATATCGTAGCGTGCTTAACTGAAATCATGGCATCATCGCAATGGAAGTAACTACAAAGGTAATTGTTTGGCGCATATTGTCGATTGTACTATGCTCGCTTATGGGTAGAATTTGGTTTGGTGATTGGCACGTTACAGCGTTCGGTATTTTTATTTCGTTTGTTATGACATT